AAGCATTTTCACATCCGGATTAAATTCATAAAGAACACAACTGTTTTCAATACTATTCCAGAAATTAAGAAATCTTCTCCCGTTTTTCTTGCAATCTTTTTCTACTTTGTCCCATCTGGCTACATAACTTTCGTATTGTTGACCATCATTTAACCAAGAATAGTCACATACAGAAATATAATCGAATCGTGGATCGTTAATAAAAATGTCTAAACCTTTTAGGTTGACTTCCAGATGCACATTAGAATGCTGTTCAAAAAGAAACGGCAGCGTAGAACTCATAAAAAGATAATCTCCAAATCCACCGATTCGCATTATAGTAAGTGGTTGCATAAATTCTCAAAATGGAGGGGGTTGCCCCCCTCCGGTTAGAGTTAGTTGAACAGTTCCTCAAATGCCATACTGAAACTGTGAGTAGAAATAGCAGCAGTGGTACCAATCGCCATAGAAATTGCTATTGTGTCATTAGCCGCAAATTCTGCGGCTGTATCAGTTGCTACGGTTGCAGCGGAACCTACTGCGCCAGTTGCAGCCGTACCGTTCCAAACACAAGTACCTACTGCGAATACGGTACCGGTTCCTGCCACCGATCTCACAATTACAGCACTCACTAGGGCTGATGTCGATGTCGCACCGACAAAATTGGCCCTATTACCTGCCGTCAGTTTAGCAGCAAAAGGAAGCTGAACAATAGATCCTGCTATTGCAGTCAAGGCACTTTGTGTACCTCCGACTGCCACTCCTTGCTGCCCTACGGGCACGATAAAGCGGTGCCCGAATTGATCGTAAGTTCTATCGCTCATCGGTCACCTCCTTATGCGCTACCCATCTTAACGATGGTGTTGTCGGGGTCTCCAGCCCAATAAATCTTGTAGCCCAAGATGGCATACCAGGCCAGACCGCGTGAACGCTGATAGTCCGTCACTTCTTTCGGAACGACTATAGGAGAAATAGCTATCCCTTCCATGACGGTGTTATTGCCGAAGAAATACGATTCACCGTATGCACCTCCGTTCCCAACCGCGTTACTCAACCCGTGATTGGTTTTCACCATACGCAATTGAGAATATCTGCCGATTTCACCTTGCATGGGGAATTTGGTGTACATTTGCACAGTTTCGCAGTCGTTAAAAATACCACGTGCTGCGTTCTGGCTGAGTACCCCGCCATAATCCTCTCCATCGGCAAAATACGGTGGTGCATTCAAGTTATTCCACAGATGGTCGTAAATCGCTTTCGCATGATACCTGTTCAATGCACTGGTTTGAGTTTCGGTATCGGTACCATTCGAATGGAAAGTACCGGTAGTAGTTGAAGTGGCATTGTACCGCACCTTACACGCATCAAATTGCGCTTCCACTGCGGTATCCAATGTCTTTGCCAGATCGTCAGAAAGAACTCGCTGCACAGGTCCACGTTGTTCGATCTGGGATAGAGATTCGTATTTGCGGGTCCACGGAACTGAATTACCCCATTCGTACAGGGTGCCCGTTCCCTGATAGACCCTGAACCCGTGTTGCGGAATCGTTGCGGTTTCAGTCAACGTCCCGCCACCGGTATCAATGTTGCCATACTTATCGAACAGGAATGTTTCGCCCTTATTCTTCCCTGCTTCCATTTTCATATCGCAGAACTGTTTGAAACGAAGCAATGGTTGTGCCTGATGATTCGTTTCTTTGGATAGCAAAGGAGAATAGAGCAATCCACCCTGAGTCGATGTTGCCCATAATTGACCCATTTTAAGCATCCTCCTTTTGCATTAGCCTTGGAATGCTACCAACCACCTGTAGTTTTCTTACGGTGTTCTCTCCAGATGTTGACGTATTCATTTTCATCTGGAATATCTTCTTCTTCAGTTGCCGATTCAGGTGCGGTAGCTGTTCCAGATGCCAGTGCTGCTTTTTCCATTTCTGTTCGTGTTTTCATTATTTCTTCTTTACCTCTCTGCCGTTCACCGGCAATTATTTTACGAACTTCTTTTGCTGCAGCATGGAATGATTCAATGGGTGTTTTATCTGGGAATGCCAGAGAGCCATCGTCATTGAACAGCAATGCTATTACAGCTTTCTTCATCACCTTATTGTTCAAGTCCTTGTTATCGGCTCTGGTGAAAAAAGTCTCCTCGGCTGATTTCCAGCGTTGCTGTTCCTGCAGTATTTCCAGTTCTCGCCTTGTTATCGGCCTTTCTTCCGGTGGCGGCTGGTGCTGGTACCCGTCGTAGAGTTCATCGACGTTCCAGCGATTTCTCAAGAACTCTTCACGTTGTTGATACTGTCTGAGTTCTTCCGCAAGGCGTTTCCCTTCTGCCGATGATGCTGAGTAGCGTTGCTCGATATTAGCCAACCTATCTTGCAACTCCTGTAGGGACGGCCCTTCCGGTTCTTCTGTGGCTGCTTCTGCCTCGCTTGTTATTGCGGGTTCTGGTTCTTCTTCACGGGACGCAGCCTCTTCCCGTTCAATGATCTCTTCGACTTCATGTTTCAGTCTCGGAGTATCAATTTCAGTGGCTTCGTCTACCTTGTTATCGGTATCAGCCATAAGTCACCTCCTAAATTCTAGGTTTATCGGGATTCTTTCCGATAAATGGATAATCTACCGATTTGGTTTTCTTTCCTTTTTTCCTTTCAACCAATTTAGTAGATTCCGTTTGGGTTTTGGTTCGTGATTTTCTTTTCTTTGCCATAATCCTTTCTCCAAAGGCACTTCTTCGACAAAAACCAATAAATCCTCTATATGTCCATAAATCCCAACTGATTTCCAATGAACAGCAGTTTCATCGTAAAACATACCGGTTTTTGCCGCTTGCAGTTTCTCTACGAGAAACGGTTTCAAATCCTGTTTCCAGACTTCCGATTCAGTAAATGCTTTCAAACGCTCTCGTTGTCTAACGTGACTTTTTACGTCTAGTTTTTCTGTTAGCACTTTTCTTTTTACCTGTAGGTTTCCAGCCATGTTCCACTGCGTTTAAGAGTCTTTTTTGAGCTTCGGCCTTTTTCTTGGTCGTTTTTTTTGCTTTAGTGCCGTGCGGTGTAGATACTCTGTAACCACCTTTTACTTTTTTTACTTTTACCGGCATTACTGCATACCTCCATAGGGCAGTCTGGGACTGACCAGTGGTGCTTCCTCTTCTATCGGTGGCAGTTCGCCACCTACCGTGGGTAATACCCCAGGTTGTTCTTGCTGTTCCATTTCAGACCATTTCCAGAATTTGTTTTTATCTCCCCAGACTGCTTCAGCCCATGCTTCGCCTATAGCTCTCCAATCAACTTGAGTTAATGCTATTTCAGGTGGAATAGCTTTGAGAAAATCGTTATGTCGTGCGAGTTTATTTATCTGTTCCTTGCGTTCAAACCAGAGAGATAACCCACGTGCTTTAATGTTCCAATCACCAAGTAACAGTTCTTCTTTCTGTTCGTCGGAAAGACTTTCTATTAAACTACCTTCTTCAACAAATACTTCTTTTACGCTAGGATGTGCGCCCATATCAGCAAAGTATTGAATGACCAAATCCTTTGCCATTTCTGCAGCACCGACTATACCTTGCCGGTCAATATCTTCCGCAATGGATTCAAAATATCCCTGACCAACCCCTGTTTTCGTTGCAACTTCAGTTGCGGTGGGGGAACCTTTAAGAGTAGGCGATGCCTGCAGAAATTCGGTAACGCCAGTGTGGTTCTCGTAAATACCTCTGAGTAATGCCACGAAACCAGCCGCCCATTCCGGATCGGCACCCAATTCGTGATGTTCCAACGCTTTCTGGCGTGGATCACCCCTTCGTCTAACCGTACAACCAGGATACAGTTCTAACGGTTTGTCTTTGTTTATTAGCAGGTCTTGATTCATTTCGATTATACCTGCCATTTTGAATTTCAAAGAATCACTCATAAGATTGAGCATATTGGTAAGTTCTTTTTGTATGGGAGCAACACCCCAACTCAATCCCTCACCAAAATGCCTGAATAATACTTTCAAAGGATTGATAAACACATACGGTAGGTTTTGGTGGGCAAACGGGTTCAGGTCTGGTTTAGCCAGGATATACTTTTCGTTTACCACTATAAACCTTTGGTTTTCGTCTGTAATGTTTCCTTTCTTATCTATAATCGGACCCCAATAGTAAGAGAGTAATACCTGTTTCCTGAACTCGTTCACATGATCTTTAATACCAAGTCGCATCAACCGTTCATCTTCTTGTGTTTTGGAGTCACCACCTGGCGTTTCCAACCTGTAGTCGGCACCCATGATTTTTTTCAGTTTCTTTAAGCCGCTGCCAGGTTTATCCTCTTCATCGTAAATACCTGCTTCTGCATTCTGTAGCAGTCTTGGTAAGGTTAGCCAGGAATCTTTAATAAAAAATCCCCAATCTTTAGGCCAGAAACAATGCCACGGGTTACACGTTTCAATGTTCAGTTTGCTTAGTTTGCGTGTACGTTTCTGACCGTTGACTATAACGGTACGGTTACTCACACGGGCACTCATACCCAGGATACCAATAGCGTAATTAAATGAACTCATACACGCTTCTGCGAATCTTTCCGGAAAATCCGCATCATTGAGATAAAATCTCACTGCAGGTTTAAATGCTTGTGCTAGGGGCATATCTTCCGGACCGATATAGTCCATTTCAAAATAATCTTCTGTTTTCAGCAACATATTCTTAATCATACGTGATGCACGATTAAGCGTGGGGGATGTAATGGAGTAGAACAGTTTCGCCTGCCATTCCTTTTTCTTGCTGAAATCATGTTTGTTCAGATAGGCATTTTCAGCGTCAGTCCAGTATTTTTCCAAATCTTCACGTTCTTCTCGCGCTTGTTCTTTTTGTGCCGTGAAGAAATCTATCAACGCACGTTCCGTAGGCATTCGTTTAGTTTCTGCCATTTTATTCCTCAAATTCTCGTTTACGTACCGATTCGGTTAAAAATAACGCCCGCCTGACTTCAGGATGCTCTATTCCATCTGGCACTCCACCTTTCATACCACGACTTCTAACATCGTAAGGTTCACGGTGAAGCACACCACACATGAAACAATGATACAACTGGTCAAGTTTGTAACGATGTTGGTCATCGTGAAATTCCCATCCTAAAAATTCCCACATATGGGTCGGGCAATCTTCAGGTGTATACCGGTAATGTGCTTTTTCAAAAAATTCATTGCATAATCTACACTGCCAGAAATAGATCGTTTCACTGTCTTTGACCGCAGTACCTACGAATTTCAAAGTATTACTTGCAGATACAGGCATATGGTCGCATTGCGGTACGTCTTCCGTAGTTTTGATGATTATTTCAGGCATTATCGTTCAGGATTCTCCCAATACATTTTATAATTTTTAGAAAACCAATCCGCTTCTTCTGGTGTCTTAAATCGTATTCTTTCACCGCTTAATTTTGCATGATGCCATGCCGAATCATCAGAAAGAGGAACAAGTCGCCCGCTTTGCTGGTCATAAATAACAGTAGGATATACCCAATATTGTTTATTTTTTCCACTTCCAGTTTCAGCCCAAGACATCAAATGCGTAGATGGTCTATCGGAGTTTGGTAAATAAATATCTGGATATTCATGCGGATTCAGTATCCGCTGCACGAAATTCAGCTTTTGATTTTCTTGTAAAATTCTTTCTACCCGTTTTTTTTCAGTTTCAGGCATAACTGGCAGCGAATCCTTTCTCTGCTTTTTCAATCAATAGTTGCTGTTCGTAATCTATTTTCTGACCACCGAACAGTCTTTCAATGCCGTAACTGAACGAGTCACCTGGATGACTGTGAATATCTTTTTCCGGTTTGTCTTTCAGTATCTTTCCTGCAATGGTTTTCCGGTAATGCCTTTCCTGCAATGGTTTTCCGGTAATGCCAACCACCTCTCAACGCACGATGCAAAATCCCTTCATGCCATGAAAGTTTTATCATCGGCTCACCGTCTATCATCCATTGCAATGCTTGTTTTATAGCTTCCCTTCTGGGTTCCCAATGGATAGTCCCGTTTTCGAAATGTGTACCTAATTCTTCTTCTATTACCCTGGCGCCCGTATAGTCGGAATCTGACTGCTCCCTGTTAGACAACGACGGGTCGCCTATATCACGCCATTTGACTATTTTATTGTAACGAGTGGCAATTAACGGTTTCACCCGTGACCGGATCAACTGTTTCATGCCGATATTTTCACCCCTGAGAGTATCCAGAAAATGCCAGTAACCTCTAGGGGTAATTTGCATAAATAAACAAGTTGGATTCAAACCTCCATCCCAGAACCTGAATACGGGATGTCCTTCCATCGGGTCTAGTTTCACATCTCGTTTCGTTCTATGGGTATCCTCGTTGTATTCTGATGTTACCGCAGCACCGACAGTGGTAAATGCAGGTTTACCTTCTACAAACCGTTGCCATAATGACGGGTTATTCGCCCAGGCTGCTTTAGCCATCTGGCGTTGAATGTCGGTAAGGGTGACATTTTCTCCATAAGACATTTGAATCACTTCAAGAGTAATATCTGGAAACATGGCATTGGGAAACCTGGGATTTTCGTAAAATTCCGGATATGTCCAGTGATCTTCTTCAGGTGGGTTCATGGTCACTTGCACTCTAGGTAAGGCATGTGTCTGTCTACCGGCTCTGGCAATTGCGGCATCGAAAGCATCCTGGCTGATACCTGATGATAACCCTTCGATCATCGGTGCGGGTTCCTCCAGCCATGCAAAAGTATATTCAGCACCATATTGCAACTTACCCAATGCGCCTGTGTCACCAATACCCATAAGTGTGATATCCATTCCAGGTCCAAGCATCCGTTTAGAATCGTCGACAAACTGAATGGAGTCCCTGAGTGCTTTTTTAATCGAGGGTATTGTATGCCGTTTGATATTTTCTAATGAATCACGAATTATTACACCTCGCATTGGTTCTATCAGTTCTATGTTCCCTTGCCATTTATTCAGTTGATGTTTGGCGTATCTATCGGCATGAACTGCCATTGCAATAGCCGCAGCAAATGTTTTCCCTTCACCTTGCGGCCCGATAAGCACAACGATAGTCTTTTCGGAAAAGATGAACCTATCTTGCGTAGTAAAAAGTGTATAATCAAGTTCAGTCATC